TGGTGACCATAACGGATCTGTTACTGTTGGTTGGAAGAATCGTTATCACGCAATGAATATGATGCGCTTGAATGATGGCTATAAAGGATACACTGCCGATCATTTCCTTACTAATCTAATCCAAGATAGCAAGGTTTCCAACGCAGTGTTAAAGGCACAATCAGAAGCATATCAACGATTACTTGATCAAGAAGGGGATGAAGATTAATGCTTGCTGTTTTGCGTGCTCAAAATTTACTTATGAGCATGAAAGATAGTGTGTTGGACGAAGTATATACGAATAATCTTCCAGCAGAAGAAGTTGATGATTCAACTCGATCTGTTGCATTAATTACCGATGTTCGTTCTGATCTAGCATTACCTGGTAATGATGATTTTCACGCCCAGAATAAAGAAGTTGAAGTTCAAATCTATTACAAACTTGATGGGGATGATCCTGACGAGTTTGAAACTAAGTTGAAACATTTATTTATACAAAACGGGTGGTCAATGATTGATAATCGTGGTCATACAGTTGACCCAGGAACTCAGCAATTAACTGCGACATTTTATTTTGTGTTTTTTGAAATTGAAAATTAAGAAAGAAGGAATGCGTAATGCTACTACATGGTATTAATACTGCTTGGGTTGGGATTAAGAGCCAGGATGGTAAAACTTTGCAAAAAAGTGATACCGGACTATCACAAAGTGGATTATTAGAATTAGGTCACTCAGTACTAGGTGTAGCCAGTGCTGAACTAAAGGGACTTGATGGTTCTAAGCTAGAAAAAATTTCGGGTAATAACTCTATCCAATTCTCATATGCCGATCCACTTAACCCAACATGTGCATTGACAGTTAACAGTCTTTCAATGGATGTTCTGGCTAAGCTTGTTGGAATGGAGAAACAGGGCGGTGGTTGGCAAATGATGGATAATAAGCCAACCGCTTCATTAATTGTAAAAGCTCCATCATTAGTAACTAACGATTTTGTTTACTTCTGCTTCCCATCAGGTAACTTCTTAATGGGTGATAAGAAGCTGGATTCTGATAGTTCTTCTAAGAAGACACCAGTAACAGATTCACTTTCATTCGCGGCTGTTGATGATCCTAATATTAATGACATGTATCGGATTTACTCAACATCTGATAGCGGTTGGAAAGATGAGCAGACCATGTTCAAAGAATTATTCCCTGATTACAGCGCACCTGTTACCGCATCAATGGGTCATTAAAGGATTTAATGTCGCCTTTGAAACACACAATACATAAGGAAAGCCCTGCTCATTGAGTGGGGCTTTTATTATGGGCGGCTATTAGAAAGGAAAGATATTATGCAAATCTATGTTAAACAACTAAAGCGAAAGTTTAATGTGCCAACTTCCCATAAGAATATGCGTCGTGTTCTTGTTATGCAGAAGTTTTTTGCGTCAATGAACAATGTTAAAGGAAAAACTGCTGAACAAATTTTTGATCTTCAAATTAAGGCAATGGACGAAGCAGATAAGTTTTTGAAAGTTGTCTTAAATCTGAAAGACAAGGAAATCGATCGTTTAGACAGTGAAGTTAACGAAGAAGGTAAGGATGCTACCGTTGATGTTGTTGATTATGTGTGTCAACGGCTAATGGGCCAAACCGATAAGCAAATTGCTGAAGAAAAGAAGCGTGTTCGTGAAAACCCAAAAAAGTAAATTGGAAAAAGCATGAATGGGAGTTACAAAATCAAATAGAAGATTTTGACCTAAATGCTAAGCACGCCATTGAACAGTTTGGTTGGAGTATTGAAGCTTTTGATAATGCTGATTATTACCGCTTCAATCAAATTATGGCTGCTAAGGAGAAGAAAGAACGGGCAGTTGATCCGCTTTCTGCAATCATGGGAATCCGTATGGCCCAAGCAAAGAGGAAAGGAGGCGTAAAGCGTGGCTAAAGTTAGTAATGTGATGGCGACTAAAGTTGCCCTTGATATGGTGGAAGCAAGTACTGCTGTTAAAAATCTAACAACATTAGTTAATAGTCATACTCAAGCATGGAAAGCTCAAACTGCAGCTTTACGATCAGCAGGTGACTATGTCGGTGCCGCAAAAGCCAAGTATGAAGGACTTGGTAATGCAATTAGCGCTCAACGTAATAAAATTGAAGCGCTAGAACAGAAACAAGCTGAAATGAATAATATTGATAAAAAGACCGCTGACCGATACATGGAGTTAAGGTCAAAGCTTAATCAATATCGTTCCGAAATGGATAAACTTGATACCACTACAGCTAAAGGAGAAGCACGTTCAAAAGAGCTTGCTGAACAAATTGCAAAAACTAAGGAACAATTAGACGGGTTAGACACTGGTACAGTTAAATCTGCTGAACAGTTTCTTAAATATGGCCAACAAGTTGACCGTGCTAAAGCAAAGTTAGCTAGCCTAGAAGCTCAACAGCAAAGAGCTGCTCAGCAAATTGATGTTGAAAACAGTGGAGTAATTCGCCTAACTGCTTCAATGCGGACACAGGCTGCATTAGCTACGGCTACCGCTGAACGTCTCCGTTCAGAAGGTAATAGTTACCAAGCAATGGGTGTTGAAGTAAACGGATTACGCGCCAAGCTTGATAGTTTACGTCAGATTCAATCGCGAGAAGCAGAATTATTAGCAAGTACTAAAGCAAGATCAGGTGAAACATCAGAAGCCTATCTGAAACAAGCAACTCGTGTTGAAGAACTTGGTACAAAAATTCAAGAAACTCGTTCAAAACTTAATGAATTAAACGAGACAATGAGTAAAACGCCCCATGGTTGGTTAGCTGGAGTATCTTCTCGTTTAGATAATATTCAAGGCAAGGCAGATCGAGTATCAACCTCTTTTGGCCGAATTTTTGGTGCAACGGCAGCAGCTAATATGTTTACTGGTGCTTTAGGATCTGTTCAAGCAAGAGTTGGAGACTTAGCTAAAGCAGGTATTGATTATGACGTTGAGCAAAATAAGATGGTGGCCACTTGGACTACTCTTACTGGCTCCGCTAAAAAAGCTGGTCCATTAGTAGATTCCATTAATAATATGTCAAAAGCAGCTGGTCAATCTGTAGACGTGGTAAACGAACTTGAACAAGGCTTTTATCACTTAAATTCAAGCAAAAAGCAAGCTGATGGAATGACAAGTGCTCTTCTTAACATGGGTGATGCCGTTGGATTAACTGGAGATCAGTTAAAAGCTGTTGAACAAGATATGGTTCATGGAATGGCCACCGGAAAAATCACTCAAGGGGAATTAAACCAGATTGGTATGTATTTCCCAATGATTGATGAGCGTATGGCTAAACACTTTAACACAACTGTTGCTGGTATGCGTCAGATGGCTTCTGCTGGAAAGATTACCTCTAAAGACTTACAAGAAGTTTTTGAAGAGATGGGTAATGGGAATGGCAAAAATTCTTATAAAAAAGCTGTCGAAAATATGATGAACTCATATTTTGGTATGTTCCGTACCATTAGGTCTAGTACTAAAAGATTAGCAGGTGATATTGAAGCGCCATTCATGACAGCTACTAATCCTTTGCTTAAAGCAACAAGTAAGTGGATTAATGATAATCGTACAGATGAAGAATTTAAAAAGTTTGGTAAGCATCTTGCAGATAACTTAAATAAAATAATTAGTGCTTTTGGTGGTTCTAAGTTTAGCACTAAAAATTTAGACGATGCTCTTGCTTCTGCTACGCGTGGAGTTGATAACTTAGGAAATGTTATTTCTAAACATCATACTCAAATTGCTAATTTCTTTAGTGCTTTTAAGTCCGGTTCAGCAGCACAAGCTAAGATTTTTGCATCTGTTTTTATGGACTTATCAAAAGTTATGCTTCCAGTCCTTGATACAATGGCTCGTTTCCCGAAAACTAGCGCTGCTTTGATTACGAGTTTTCTTCTGGCTTCAAGAGCAGTTAAAACACTGCAAGCCGGGATCAAGGGAATAGAAACTGTTAAGACAGTAACAGGAGTAGTTCAAGGCTTTAGCCAAAAAGTAAAAGAAATTCCGGCTAAAAAAACAACTGTTATTAATGCGGCTACAGAAAAAGCAACTGGAAAAATTAAAACTTTTAATACTTCGATTGGTCGTGTTCAGAAGTCTTTTGAAACTACAGGACGAGCAAAAGTAGCAGGTGGTATAACCAATATTAAAAGATTTGGTTTAGCTATTCGCCAAACTCCACGACGTATCGTCACTACTGTTCGGGCGGCTACAACCAATGCGATAAATGGTATTCGACGAGTAGGTACTACTATTCGTACTTTACCTAAAAGAATCGTTCTTAGTACTGCTAGTGCTGTAAGAAGTATTTTCAGTTTACAAACTGCTTCTAAGGTTGCCTCAGTTAGTGCTAGAACATCCTTTACAGTCATTGGAGCTAGTGCGAAAATGGCAGGTTTAGCAATTGATGCTATGGGTGGACCAATCGGCATTGCAATTATGGCATTTACTGCTTTATATACTCACAGTGCAAAATTTAGAAAATTCACTAATGGTATTGTAAATTCTGCTAAGTCTATGGCTGGTAAGGCTGGACGTTGGTTGGGTAACTTTGCTAAAGATGCAGGTAAGAGCATTACTTCAACAGTGAAGAGATGGCAACGTGGTTGGAAAAACATGAATAAACAATCACAGCGCTCAACTCAGCAAGAAATGAGATACCATCAACGATTAGCAAAAGAAGCACAGCGCCAACATACGAGAATGTGGAACTCAACTAAGAAAGAAGCAGTAAGAGGCTGGTCACAATTAAACCAAAGAGCTGCACGAGGAGTTCAACAACAGATTCGCCAACATCAACAAATGGCTAAGCGTGAACAAGCACTTCATAATCGTATGTGGGCTACTGCTAAAAATTCATTTAGTAATGGCTGGAATGGATTACAAACATCAACTAAAAATGGGGTTGCTCGTATAAATAGTCAATTTGATAATATGAAGTTAACCGTTGCAAAACGTGCACATGAAGCTATGCAAAATGCAGGTAATCATTTCAAAAATGGTTATAACGATATAAAAACTCAAAGTGGTAATTGGCGTGATAAAATGGCTGATCTTTGGGGAAACACGAAAGATAAGATTGGTAGTTTAGCTGATAATATTCGTAGTGATTCTACTAATAAGTTTTCTGATATGCACTCAAAGTTAAATAATTTGACTGATGGTGGTCTAGGAAAAATGGAAGATGCTTGGCACAATCGACTTGAATCTATCGCAGGCGTCATATCAAGTTCAGGTAAACATATCTGGCAACAATTTGTTGATTTACTAACAACTTTAGCAAAACCTTTTAAAGATTTGATTAATGACATTGCTAAGGGTATTAATTGGGTTCTTGACCACGTTGGTGGCGATGGTAAGTTAGGTGAATTTAACTTTAGTTTTGGTAGTTATGCAACTGGTACGCCTGATGGAGGAATTTTACATGACCAAGTTGCTTTACTAAATGATGGAAGTGGACCTCATTATCAAGAAATGGTCCATCGTGCCTCAACTGGTGAAACCTTCATGTTGCCAGCCAAGCGTAACATGCTTTTTCCTCTGCAAAAAGGGGATGAAGTTCTTGACGGTGAGCGTTCTCATAAATTGGCTACAATGATGCAAATACCAATTCCACATGCAAACGGTGCAATTGGCGATTTCTTTAGTGGTTTGTGGAATGGAGCTAAGGAACTTGAAGATATTGCAGAAGATGCGTTAAAGAATGTAGTTGGTTTTGGTAAGTCGTTATTCGGCCACTTTATTGCCAGTGTCACTCCTAAGAGTACAGATAAGCTTAATAGTGGATTAAAGCTAAACTTACCTGGCTTCTATGCTGAGCATTTGAAGAATTGGTTGAAGAAACAATTAGAACAAATGGAGGATGATAATAGTGGCTCCGTAACTGCTGAAATGATTAAGAAGGCTGCAGCAAAGATGAAAGTATCTGTTTCAGCAGGTGATATTAGTCATATCCTTAATGTTGTCCAACACGAATCTAATGGTAACGCAAGGGCTATTAATAATTGGGATATTAATGCTCAAGAAGGCCATCCATCTAAGGGGGTCCTTCAATTTATTGATAGGACTTTCAATAAGTACGCCGTTAAAGGTCACCATGATATTTGGAAACCATTCGATCAAATTTTAGCGATGTTTAATGACTCAACTTGGCGTTCAGACCTGACTTTAGGTGGATGGAGTCCAGTCGGTGCACCTCGTGGATTTGCTAACGGAGGTATTGCAACTGAACCATCCATCTTTGGTGAAGCTGGACCGGAAATGGCTATTCCACTAGATACTATGAAGTCAACACGAGCTTGGCAGCTATTGCGTCAAGTAGTTAATTACTATTCTGGTGAGCAAACGACTACCAACAATAAAACTACTCTTGTTGATCTGTCAAAAGTTGAAAAGAAATTTGATACCGTCTTAGCACAGAATGCAGCATTGATTAACGCAATCGAACGCTTAATTGGTGTGACTGATTCAGCTAATAATCCAACTGCTCGTTATCGACGAATGGAACGTGATATTAACTTAGCTCAAGCACAATCGTTAACAGGGATTTAAAAGGAGTGATCATGTGTGTCAGGTAAAGACTTGAATATTGTTGGTTATCAATATAACTACCCAAAGCTTTTTATCAAGCCGCCCTATGGGGATGAAATAGATGCAGAAACTATTACATCGGGGCTTCACTTTCTTGATGATGATTCAGACCCGATTTTAACAACTACATACACTACTGATACTGGTGTAGATGGTTCTGTATATTCAACGTCACAAATAAGTAAGAATGTAATCAATGCACGTTTCTATTTAACTTATGGTGACTGGTATGATTACAAAATGAAAAAGCATGAAATTGCTCAATTCTTCATGCAAAAAGGACTCTATCGTATTCGCAGTGATGCTGAGCCAACTATTGTTAAGTTTGTACGAGCTGGGAACTTTACGATAAAGAATCCAGAAGATCGTAGTCATGTCGTACAATTTTCAATTCCTTTTGATAATCCATCCGGTGTCAAATGGTCATTACCATATAGTGATGATTTAATGACTTATGATCAAAATTTATGGCAATATGGGATGAATTTACCTAATGGAATAGATTTGAAATATCATTTTGTAAACCAGCATTATTTCAAGATTTGGAATGCTAGTGATATTACGATTGATCCAGCACAACGGTATGGTCTTAAAATTATTGTCACAGGGCAGGTCGGGAAGTTTGATATGGTTAACCAAACCACAGGTGATGAGATAGTCTACGTTAATAGCTTGCAACCAAATGACCAATTAGTTTGGGATGATATGTATTGCTATCTGAATGGTGAATTATGTACTGATTCTACTAACTTGGCTTGGATGAGATTAGCTCCCGGATGGAATGAATTTAAGATATATGGCTATAACAAAGTAGATATAAGATTTCATTTTCGTTTTGTTTAT